AAGATCAATCATTAAAGATCCATCCACCAATAGGACTATAAGTCATGACAGTCTTGTCAAAATCATTATAGATCGTAGCCTCAAAACCGGCCTTTTCAGCGGCTTCCATTGCATCATAAAGGCTTACACCTTCATAGATAATGCGGTCGAAATTTGTGAGATATGTTCTAACCATGATTCAGTCTACCATTGTTTGATAAAAATGTCAACTGAAAAGTAGAGCAATTAGGCATAAAAATATGAAGCCATAGAGTGCAAAATGAAAAATATACTTGGCGGCCTTGAGTCCGATCCAAAGAAAGAGACCCAAGACCGCCAAGAACGGCACTGACAGAAGAAGGAGAAGAATGGTTAACACCGTCTTTTGCCAGTTGCCGGGTCGGCCGCATCAGACTTAGAAAGGACAACAAGTCCGCCTTTGTTATAGGCTTGGCCGACGATATAATTGCTACTTACTTGGAGTTTTTCTTGCTCATAAGCAAGATCTTTCGTGTAATGAGTACCTATCTGATTTTGAGACGGGTATTGCTCACGATGGTTTGAGACCTTATAGTTAGGCATCTGAGTGCCACGAAGCTTGGGTTTATAGTTGCCCGATCGATATTGCTTATATTCTTCGAACGTTTTAGTCTTACAACCGAGGCGCTTCATTTGCCTATTGTATTCTAGCCAGTCTATGGCTATTTTAGTATACTTGGGTGTTGTCATTTTAGATTTGCGTTTAGTATTTTGAGTGGTGGTGTAAGCAGGACCTAAAAGATGCATTGTCATAACGAAATCTCCTGATTTTGTTATACACCACCACTCGATAAATGTCAACAATTATTATTGAAGAATTAGCTCAATCAATGGTTTAATTTGATCGGCATATTGCTTACCAACTTCTGTAGAAAGAATTAAAGCAATACACCCAATAAAAGTAATTTTAACTGCTATAAGTTTATATTTAGTTTTCATCTGGTAGATCTACCTCCCCTTAATGTTTCAGATTTACAAATATCAAGATGAAACATTGTGACCTTCAGATAATATATTTATCTTATAACCAAAATGAATGTATTCTTTACCAGTATATTATTTTTCTTTAGTTATCAAAATATCTTTCAGTTTTGCAATCTTATTAAGAGCGGATTCTTCAGTCGCATATGAAGCATAATGTTGCTTAGTAGATTCATTTCCAGCAAACATTGAATACACATCCCATGGCCGTTCAGCGCCAGTTTCTGGACTGTGTTCAACTACCCAGCTTATCTTGTCGACGAAATCATAGTTTTCACAATCACACAACATATTTTTAAAGTACTTCGATAGTGCATAGGCACCAATTGTGCTTCCAGCTATAAATATAGCTATACTAGAAATCCAACCAGTCGTGTTTATTGCTGTGATTCCTGATATGATTCCACCAAGAATTGGCCAGCGCATTATTGTTGCGACTAATCCATTTGATGCTATATTGTACATTATCTACCCCATCCAGTCCAATAATTAACCGAAACTTGTACACCTCCAGCTGATCGCTGAGAGCCGTTTGTTAATTTGCCGAGTGATTGCTCATGAGCATATTGCACAATAATATCAAAATAATTATTATTTTTAATAGTTGATAATTTTAAGCCGGCTGATGGAACTACTTTATTATTCCAATCAAAACCTTTAGTATCCTTACTGAACCCGATGCTAGTAGTTGCGCTGAGTTTCCAATCAGATATATCTGTGATGACCGCGTCTTGAGTCACTTTACCAGACACAACCCAATTTCCATTTTCTTGATTTCCATGATATGGTCCAGTTACATTAACCCAGAGAGTGCCAGGAAAATTTCCTTCTTCAGCATAGGCATAACTAGGTGTTAACATAGCCAGTGCTACTAACATGTACTTCTTCATCGTCTTCTCCGTATCTACTAACTTTATTCCAATCAACTTTTTTCTTACCAAATATAATAATTTCAAAAAAGCTTCGAATATAAACATATGTATTAAAAAACGATAAAAAGTATAACACTGGAAGTCTATACATTAAATCGTTTCTTTTTGTTTTATATGAAGTATATAATCCAATAAGAGCAAAAATGCATATATCAATAAACAATGCAAGTAATATTGCAATGGATGATAATACAAATAAACTTATAGCTAATATAGTAACTCTATTGAATACAAGAGAGTACAATACTACATATAATAGATATAAATCTACTTTTTTAGGGCGCATGAGTACATGGCAGTATTTCGAAACAACCTGCCAAAATCCTCTAGACCATCTTAGCATCTGCTGATGATAATCTTTTAAGTTACAAGGATCTTGAGTTATAACTTTTACATCGTGTAAGTATTTTATTTTTCCGCCAAGTCTATGAACTTGAATTGTAAAGTCCATATCTTCTGTTAATATAGATGAATCAAAACTTAAGTATCTCAATATCGCTGTAGAATATATTGAAACGCAGCCAGGGGCTACGTAGATAACACCAAAATTATCTTGCCCCCGTTTAATTATTTCATGTGAAAACGTGTATTCTATAGCTCTGTATGCAGAATATATGTGATTAGCATTTGAACTAATAACTTGTCCGACGAACAAATCAACATTAGAATATATCATTAAATTAATTAGAACAGTATCTCTAAAATTTTTATCTACTTTTGTGTCAGCATCCATCATTATAACATGCTTATATTTATCACACAACTTAAAGTGTTTTATAGCATATTCTTGCGCGCAAGCTTTGCCTAAATTAGTTGGAGTCTTACAAATATTTACTTTATTGGCTACACATATGTTATACGTATCGTCTGTAGAAAAATCATCAACACAATAAATGTGTGCCGGATTAAATCCTTCTTCGTATAAAGAATTAAGAGTAGTCTGTAGTACTACTTCTTCATTGTGTGCCGGTATAAGAATGCATTCTTTCATATGACCTGCGATTTATAAAAAGATCAGATGGTAATGGACCAGTCCACCCTGCAATATCTAGCAATTTACGAAAGACCATTCGAGGTCCATCACCATCTGATAGTTTAGTCTATACTATATTGAAAATAATGTACACAGTTATTTTTAGTAGAAGTAAAACTCTTTTAGTTCGGCAGTCATATCAACATACACAGGAATCGCTTGATATCCACGAGCTTCCCAGTAGTCTGGGTTATCGCTCTCGAACGTTTCACCGAAATACTTGAATCCGAACTTGCCATCACCAACAATTGCATATCCAACACGCTCTTGCATTAGAGAACCTTTCCATCAAGAACAAAGTAACCACGACCGAGATCGTCACGATCGAAAACCAGGATCTCATCGTTCATGAGAATTTGCAGAGGAGCTTCACCTTGAGCGTTGTAAGCACCACCGAGGCGAGCGAAATATTCTTCGACGGTGTAGTGCTTGATCAGAGTCTTGATGAACTTAGCTTTGGTAACTGGACCACGATGCTTAAACCGAGCAACGAACTTACGTTCCGTACCAGTGTTATAGTGGAGGTATCCACCGTTGCCAGATTCGAAGTTGGTTTTAGCAAATGCAGTCATAATCAGTTCCTTTGTTCATTCCTTATATTATTAGTATAGTATATTTTGATAAAAATGTCAACTAAAAAATGCATCGTTGCTAATTAATTCAAAATCTTTTTTGCTTATGTTGCCACGTTCAATTTCGTATTTAAGGCGATTTTGCTTTCTCGTCGTGCCATCCAGTTCTTCGATAATGATATCATATTCACTGGCTCTTTTCAACCAAGCTCGACGATCTTCTCTTTTCCTCCAGGCAGCACGAAGCGATTCAAATTTACCAAATTTGGCAATTTGATCTTTCAGTTTAATTTGTTCTGATGTGTCTTCTGTAAACCAGATATGAGTTTCTAAATTGAAAAACAATTCATCTAAGATTTTTATTTTTTCCAACCGATTCATTAAAATTCTCCTTGCTAGAAGACCTTTATATCACGTTTTGAATATATTGTAAACAAAAAAAGAGGGGAGCCTTTCGACTCCCCTCCAATGCGTGTAGCAGGAGGAACCCCACCTTTGATCCTGCTTATTCCAATCGTCAATTAAGACACTTGCCTCTTTTACGGAAAAACCGTAAATTCACGCACCACATAGTGTACTACTATTTATACAAAGAAGCTGTCTTCGTCATAAGAAAATTTAGTTTTTTGTAGAAAAAATGATGGAGTAAGTCCATCAAATCCACCACCAAAGTTCAAATGACGACAACTGGTCTTGGCCTGACTCATATCTAGATTACCACCTATAATATTTCCGGTCTGAATCTCGACAATTTCATGCATACCATTTTCTGTCTTCTGAATCTTATAGTTTACCATTTTACTTGAATCCTTCAAACTTACTACGATTGAACTTATTGACTGGCTTGGATTCTTCATTCATCCTACTACCAGAACTTGACGTATCAAATACAGGAACGTCTTCATCTTGCACCAGATCTTCTTGTGCAGAAGCTTCTACATTATATAGTCGCATCTTGGAATAATCAACACCAATTACGAATCGCTTGTATACAGCAGGATCGCCATAACGATTCTTAAGTTGTTTGACCATAATCTGATTCAATTGACGAAGTTCATCACTTGTAACAAGAGCAAACATGAAGTCAGCTGTTGCGGGTAGACCGAATGATTCTGAAGTATCTTCTAGACCAACATCAGAGTTAGAGAAGCCAGAACGAGTTGTCTGAGTAGCAGATACAATCGGAACATTGAACTCAACTGCCAGACCACGAAGTTCTTCTGCGATTGCTTTGATGTATGTGTAAGAGTTTACAGCTGCACCAGCCTTGATACGAGAAGAAGCACAGATGTTCAGATAATCGATATAGATGATATCTGGAACAAAATTCTTCTTGAGGTTTAGTTCATTTAATAAATGCCTAAAGTTAGCCGAACCCACCGATGCAGTTGGATATTCTTTAACAATCAACTTGCCCTTGGCGCGATCTCGAACTCGACCAATCAACTTATAATAGATTGCTTGTGGAAGATCTTTCAGCTCATCTAATGAAACACCGAGCAAATTAGCATCAATACGTTCTGCGATTCTTTCTTCAGCCATTTCCATGGTGATATACAAAACGTTTTGACCAGACATCAAATTATGAGCTGCATTATGGCACATGAATAATGACTTACCAACACCAGTTCCTGCCAAAGCAATATTTAGTGTCTTACGTGGTAGACCACCCTGAGTAATCTTGTTGAAGAAGTCTAGATCGAATGGAATACGAACTTCCTTACGATGATAGAATTCATAACGAGCATCAGCATCATCAAGAAAATCATGACCAATCGAGTTGTCGAATGAAACACCGAGAGCGTCTTGCAAGATCTTAGGAATAGCACCAACACTGATGTTATCTTTTTTATTATCATCTACAATCTGAATAGATTGCATCAGCGCATTATATAAAGCTTTATCTTTGCAGAACTTCTCAGTAGAGTCCACAAGCCAATTCATATCCTTCTCTTCAGACTTCTCAAGAGTTGTTATAAACTCTTTAGCTCTCTTGAATTGGTCTTCAGTCAAACCAGTCTTTTCATTCAAATCAATGTCAAGAGCAGTCTTAGTAGGAAATGAGCTGTACTTATTCACATAATCTAGGATCAGGTCAAACACTGTACGATCGACCTGATCATTGAAATACTCTGACTTTAAGAATGGAATTACCTTACGTGCATACTCCTCATTGTTGATCAAATTGCCGAAGATAACATTCTCAATTTTCATTCGCTCTCCAACTCTTCATAAACAGAATCTACTTCATCTTCCTGCATAATACTACCAGAAGCTGCAACATACTTATTTTCAACAAATGCACTGAACTTCGGACACTTCAAGATAGGAGTCCAAAAATCAGATTTATATGTATCATTCATACGATATGACTTATCAAGAATTTCACCTGTTTCCATGTCAACACGCTGGAACCAACCAACCTTTGGCTTAATCACATGACCAGACTCGAGTGCCATGTCCATTAGACCAGACCATCTAGAAATACCTTCTGTCCAAGACACTTCAATCGGAATCTTAGACTTTTCCTTAACGAAACGAGACTTCTCAACATTGATAATGAAGTTATAACCAATAACATCCTTACCTTCCTTTTCCTGCTGACGGCCAAGGATAAAGATATTATCAGCTGAGTAGTAGATACCGGTACCACCCGACACAACCGGCTTAGAGAACATTTCTTGAGTCATATAAGTGTGGTTTACCACAACCATAGGAATATCCTTGATGGTCAAGTGAGGTGTAACCATACGGAATAGAGACTTGAGCTGCTTCGCACGAGTCATGTCAGCTGCTGAATTCTGCTTCAGAGCATCATCAACTTCCTTCTTCGAAGCTAGGTTACCAACAGAATCGATGATAATCATTACATGCTCACCACGGCCAATCTGCTCGAGCTGAGTCATGATATCAAACTTAAGTTGTTCAATATCAGTGATTGGCGTGTGAAGAACTCGACTGGTATCGATTTTGAACGAATCAAAATAGGCCTGAGGAGTACCAAACTCAGAATCATAGAACATCAACACAGCATCAGCATACTTGTCCATGTAAGCTTTGGCCATCAATAGACTGAAAGATGTCTTAAAGTGCTTTGATGGACCAGCCCAGATAGTAAGACCGGGAGCAAAGCCACCGGTGATCTTACCCGACAGAGCAATGTTAATTGCTGGAACTGTAGTAGTAATCGTGTCCTTCTCATTGAAGAACTTAGAGTCTGCAAGAACATCAGTATCTTTGATTGTAGAATTCTTACGCAACTTGTTTAGTAGATCAGACATAACATCTCCTTGTTCATAATATTAGTATACACAGTTTATCAAATAATGTCAACTACTTAAAATTTTATTTAGTTTCGCAATAAACTGGTCTATTTTATTTGCTCGATCTGGCCAATTGATAATTGGATTCTTATCAGCATCTTTCTTAAGATTAAGTAGCAGCGGCATGATGGCATCGTACATAGCACGGACCTTATCATTTCCTTCCTGCTTAATATCTTCTTCAGAAGAAGTAGTAAACCCAAAATCAAAATCATCAAAGTTCATGTCAGCCATTAGTTAAACCAATCTTCTAGAGTTGCACGTTTTTCAGTTTGCCATCCAATTTTACTAGTGATAGATGTAATCGGACTGAGATATCCTTTTTCAAATTGAATATCATAATCTATATAGAGATCCATTTTAAATTCTGGAGGAAGACCATTAGAACAAGATATCACGTGTTCTCGAGTTGGATTCGGATTCTTAAGGTATACAAATTTGATCTTCTCGCCGTCGGCAATAGTTTGATATTTATTCTGGAGCTTGAGACTTTCAATCATTTTGTTAAAGACAACAGATCCGCGAACATGAATAGGAGTACCAGATTCAAATCGACCAAACCGATACCATTTTTGAATGTCATTTACTCCACGAGTAAAAGCAATATCAGAGAAGCCGAGTGTATGGAATTTTACACGAAACTCTGAGACATATTTTTGAAGATCTTCTTCAGTACCATTCATGATAATCTCAAGAGACTTCTTAATACTATCGCGACACGCAGTAGGAGTTGAAGAACGAACAGCTTCAATGCCCATCATCTTCAATTTTGGCTTTTCGTACTGTACGCCTTCTGAGTTCCAGACGTTAAGGATATACATCTTCTTTGCTTTCCAGATACCCTTGTTTGCGATGTTTTCTCGCTTCATCTGCATCCTTTGATCGTAAGCATTCATGCTGGTAGCAAGTTCTTCATAGGACTTATCAATGAATGGTTCAATACGCTTCTTACAAGCATTATCGATAAACTTAACGATTTCAGTATCTTCGGCTCCGTCTGGAAAAACGCGATTGACTAGACCTTCAAGTGTAATGTAGATAGAATCAGTGTCAGATGCAATCACATAATCTTTATTTTTAGTACTAAGTAGATCGTTTAGATAGACGTTGATCTTCTTTTCAATCCAACGAATACTCAACTGACCAGACATAGTAATTGCTTCAGCGTTGTTCACATCAAACCAACGAAACCATTTATTACCAAGAGCACCATAAGCAGAATTCAACTGAATCTTTTTAGCCATTTGTAAGTTGTCGAGTCGAGAGATTTCCTTGACCAGCTTTGGATCTTTGGTCTTTTCATATTCTTTCTTACATTCAATCATTTTGTTCTTATATTTTGTACGATCATCATACATACGATCCATCAAACTCGGAAGAAAGCCACGCTGTTCTTTTGTATAAACACAAAGGTTGGCGGCGATAGTACAGTTTGAATTTTTCATATCATTCATATACTGACTAGCGCCACCAACAAGTAGGTCGTCGACTGTCATCTTATCACTCAAACGAGTTACAAGCGTCTCCGGAGAGATGTTGTATTGCATAATAAGATGAGGGTAAAGGGAGTTCAAGTCGAACGACACAACCCATTTACTCATACCAAGTTTTGGTTCTTTTACATAGCCGCCAACAAATGGTCGATCATTCTTGTTCTTGTTGTTTTGATAAACAACAGTCTTGCGATCCAGCAGATAGTTATGTGTAATTACATCCCACTGCTTTACAGATGCTAAAGTATCTTCATAGTTTACTTTAGCATCATAAGCCATCGCATAAACAAGTTCGATAAGCTTCAGTTTGTCTTCAAGTTTTTCAACGAGTTCAACGTCATGAATGTTGTACTCAATATACTTTTGAAAATTGTTGAATCGAAGATCATCAAGATTATCGTATTCAGAATAGTCGAGCTTCTGCTCACCAAGTTCTACCTGAGCAATATAGTCAAGTCGATAAGACTCTTGCTCAGTATAAGTAAACTTCTTGTAAAGCTGCATGTAGTCTAGTACAGCAATCCCTACTGGTGTATAGGCCACATTGGCTCGGCCTCGAATTTCGACTTTATAGTCGCGTAACATTTCCCACGGGGAAAGACGTCGAGCATGCTCTTCACCGAGAAGCTTTCGAATCCGGTTGACAAGATACGGTATGTCGAAGAACTCGATGTTCCAGCCGGTGACGACGTCTGGCGAATAGATGGATCCATTCCACACTTCAAGAAAGGCGAGAAGGAGAGCAGATTCGTCTGCGCATTTGTAATATTGAACATTCGGTAAGTGCTCCTTGTAATTGCCGCAACCAAAGGTTGTCTTCTTACCATCGCGGCCAATGGTAATAGCTGTAATTTCATTGTCTGCTAGTTCAATATCAGGAAATCCACCATCAATGCTAGTTTCAATATCAATAGAACAGACAGAAATAAGACTCGGATCATACCGAATCTCGCCAGGATAGTTATCATAAATATACATGTATGGCCAGTCGGTGAGACCATAAATCTCCATGCCATTGACATCTTCATATGTCTTAAGGAATTCACGTGCATCTCGCATTGATTCAAAATCAACACGACCAACACATTCGTTTTTGAGATTCCGATACTCAGTCTGAGTTTGAGACGGAATAAATAGATACGGCTTATACTTTGTGGCGAACTTTACAGGCTTACCGTTATCAATTCCACGAATAAGAATTTGATTACCGTGCCTACTGATATTTGTATAAAATTTCATATTACCTCGTCACTGCACATATTTTAGTTATATCACTATGCACAAATAAAGTACACACGTAAAAGGAAAAAATATGAAATTGTCTGAACATTTTACGCTTGAAGAGATGATTGTTTCTCCTACTGCTAAAAAGCTTGGATTAAGTAATAATCCTACAGTTCAACATATTGAAAATATGAAGTACTGTTGTGAAAATATTCTTGAACCAGTACGAACACACTTTGGTAAGCCAGTACAAATCAATTCTTCATATCGGTCTCCGCTTGTTAACAAAGCTGTAGGTGGATCTAGTACATCACAACACGTGAATGGACAAGCAATCGATTTCGAAATTGTTGGCGTTGATAATAGAATTGTTGCTGACTGGATTGCAGATAACTTACAATTTGATCAAGTCATTCTTGAGTTCTACACAAAGGGTGATAAGAATTCTGGTTGGGTTCACGCTTCGATTAAGAAGGGTGGAGGCAATCGCAAGATGCGTATGATTGCTACGAAGTCGAAGGCAGGCGGTACCGTATATACACAGGTAGCTGACTTTGATCCATCGACGACAAAGGCAGCTGGGGCTCCTTCAATCGCCACAGCGCCAAAGCAAGCTCCTGCTCCGTCGTCTCCGGCGGCTCCTTCAAATGTATCTGGTCTTGGTCCATTAGAATCTCTCCAATCTAAGTGTGGTATTACTGCTGATGGTAAATGGGGAGCCGGCACATATAAAGCAGCAAGAAATTACTTCAATCTGTCGAATACACAAGCAGCACACTTCTTTGGTCAGTGTGCTCATGAGTCAGGTAACTTTAAGGTATTCTCTGAGAACCTGAACTATTCGGCAGATGGTCTTACTAAGATTTTCAAGAAGTACTTCTCGACACTAGTTGATGCTCAACCATACGCTCGTAAGCCAGAGAAAATCGCTAATAAGGTTTATGCCAATCGTATGGGCAATGGACCGGAAAACTCTGGAGACGGATGGAAGTATAGAGGTCGTGGACCAATTCAGTTAACTGGCAAAGATAACTATACCGCGTTTTCGCAAGCGCTCTCTCGGCCCGATGTACTAACAAATCCAGATGTTGTAGCGGGAGAGCTGGCGTTCGAATCAGCTCTTTGGTTCTTCAGTAAGAATAATCTATTTGCTATAGCAGATAGAGGTGTTACAGATGCTATCATTACTCAAATTACAAAAAAAGTAAATGGTGGTACGCACGGACTTGATGATCGCATTAATAAAACTAAGCAATACGCTAGCTGGGGATAAATTGAAGGGGACCTCTCGGTCCCCTTCTTTTTTAGATGGTTAGCAAACCATAAAATACTAGGGCGCACATGGCAGCCACAGCAATGTGACCGGCCCGTGAGACCGTCAACGCAAAATTATTATTCATCTTACTTGTCCTTACGTTCTGCGAGATACTCTGCAGTCGAAGGCGCAGCAGATGTTTCTTCCTCGTCTTGGATTTCTACCTTCTTCGGCTTCTTGTGTTCTGGAATGATATGCTCGAGAGCGATCTTTAGAATGCCGTTGAGAAGAGAAGCACCACGAATCTCTACGTTATCTGAGAGAGTGAAGGTGCGAGTGAAAGGACGCATAGCGAGTCCTTGATGGAGCATCTGAGGCCATGTCCACTCACCCTTCGAATCCTGTTCTGCAGGTTCTCCGGATTGTGTATTACCTCTGATGATCAGCTTGTCTTCCGCGATCTCGATCTCGAGGTCTTGCTTAGCGAAGCCAGCAACCGCGAGATCGATCGTGTACTTGTTTTCATCAATCTTCTTGAGATTGTATGGAGGATACTTAGCAGCGAGGTCAGCGGTTTGCTGTGCAGCGGATGCCATCTTTTCTGCTACCTTGTCAAAACCAACAAAGAAGCGATCAAAGTCCTTGAATGAGTGGGTATGATTCCACATAGTTTTTCTCCTTATTAAGCGAGTTGAATATTGTCACCCAGTAGGCGTGACGGGTTTATTTATAAGGTAAAGCACAACTTCGGCTTCCTTAAACATCTTTTTTGTAATTTCCCAGTTTAGATGTGGTCGATCATCTTCTGGCACATAGGAAACCACCTTCTTGATTCCCTTTTGAATAATGCTCTTAGCACATTCATTACAGGGAAGCAAAGGACTATAAAGAGTACAGCCCTCAACAGAGAGTAGCGCATTATCAAGAGCATTCCGCTCAGCATGAGCTACAAAGAGATACTTGGTTTCTTTATCCATGTATCTCAGATCATGATCTCGTACGCCTCGAGGAAACCCATTAAAGCCAAGAGACACTACTCGATTTTGTTTGTCAACAATTACACAACCAACTTTTGTGGATGGATCCTTAGACCACTGAGCTACATGCTCAGCAAGCTCCATAAATCGGCCGCACCATTTACTCATTTCTTTTTTCCTGCGTTCAGGATGCGCGCTCGAAGACTCGAAGAGCTATAGCTGTGTCTACGTGAGCAATAGTGAATAGGAATATCTAGATCATGCCCAGTAAAGTCATTGCGACCATTATAATCCTCACCAAGGAACCGTACGCTCCACTCATATCCAGCAAGCAGATTGTAGAGGTCTGCTTCGGTATCGTATGGAATTATCTGATCAACATACTTACACGCTTCAACCTGCGCATAACGTTCAAACAAGTTCTGAACAGGCTTATTCTTCTCTGGACGATCAAGAGTAGGATCGGATTGAAGAGCCACGACTAAATGATCACAGTGTTTCTTTGCTTCCTGTAACATCAAAATATGACCGGTATGAAACAAATCAAAACAACTGGCAACGACCCCTACGCGCTCAGTCATAATCTATTCCTTCATCTTGTTTACGACCCATATAATGATCATCACTGACACAATAAAACTGAGACTTTAGTCTAGTGTTAACTAGTGTCTTGGTTACCTTGCCGGCAAACTCAATACACTGATCTTTGTTGGCAGCTTCGTATATATCCTTACCAAGGAACTCACCATCAACAGTAAACAAAAATACAATCAGCCAATATGACATTATTAGTTCCTTGCAATCCAGCGCTGGTAAAGACCAACTTCTCTACCATATGCTTCTACTTCCCATGGTGAATCAAAGTAATGATCTTCTTTGCGCTTAGGCTTCCAGATCTTTCCCATCCACCTGCTATGGATCTTCAATCCACCTTTTGCTGCTACCATCACACCAGATTGAAGTTCATTCTTTGCATGTTGCTTGACGTGAACTAGTTCATGAGCAAGAGTTTGAATGATGTCTTCATCGTCCTTGGCGCCACGAAGGCTGATGGTAAACCAACGAGGATTTCGAGTACCATCTTCATCAGTGCACTCTCCCTGAACTTCGTTCTTGGGAGTGTGTTCGATATCAATGATGAGGTTCCGAACAAGCCGCGGATCCATAAGAATGTCAGCGAAAAACTCAGTGGCTTCCGCCAACTCGGCTTTCTGCTTCTTAGTGAAGCCAATGATCTTAAGCTGCATTTGACTTATCCTTTTCCATTATGTATACTCTACATCAAAACTATAAAAATGTCAACTACAGCCACTCATTTTCATCAATAATTCGTGCACTTCCTCGCTTGACCTCACGGCGGCGAGCAGATTGATCCTTAGTAACTTCCTTGTGATTCTTACTCAGCCCTCCAGACCACTCGTACTGGTTGAGTAGCAGGCCACGATGATCATAATACTCTTGCATAAGATATCTCCTTAAGCAGCAGCGCTGGATAGACTATCAAATACCTTTTTCCAATATCGCTTAAATGCCGGATCGCGTGCTTTCTCAAATGCTTTGAGTGCATTGTCCAGTCGATGGTGAAGCTTTGCATCACATTTCATTTAAACACTCCATACAAAAGAATCGCAGTAATAAATCCATTCACCGCCAGAAGAGCTTTGTCTTCCATCTTATAAGCTGCGTATCCCCAGAGGCTGGCGCCTACAATAGAAAGAATAAGATCTACATTATGGTACTCGAATGAACGAGCTCCAGCAGCAGAAATGACACACGCAGTGCCAATCCATTTCAAAGCATTAAGCACTGTGAGCATTCTCCAGCTCGGTGAAGCCAAAGGAAGCGCAACGAAACTTAGTGCCGTCTTCCATTTCAATGATATCGCCAACCGACATCGAAGAGCAGCGAGGCGTAATGCGCTCGATCGCAGATTCGTTTTCCCAGAGGTTCATCAGTGTGAACGCTTCTTCCATATCGTCGGTATCAACAGTAGCGACGTGAGTGTAAAACTGGAAATCTTCAGCCTTGAAGCGCGAATCGAGCGAACGGTTGAAGTAAGCCAGGTGCTTCGGAAAAGTCTCGCCGCGGTTGATAGCGTCGATTTCTTCATCGGTGAGCTGAATCTGATAAACCTTAATCATTTCGTATTCCTTCTTTCATTCCTTATATTATTAGTATAGTCTATTTTCAAAATAATGTACAATAAAAAATGCACCGGACATAAAAAATCCGGTGAGATAAACCCACCGGATTCATTATTGGAATTAAGATTAGAAACGAACGCCGAAGCCTACAAGAGCTCCGTGCTGACCAACTCCACGATCAAAGTCGGTATAGCGATACTCGACCTTGCCATAGACAGGACCAGCAATGTTGGCTTCAACACCAGCTCCAAGACGCAGGCCTTCGAGTTCAGTCGAAGTGGTCTGCTTCCAGTTGGCATATCCAACCTTACCATAAACAAGAACAGCGTCCTTGATTACATAGCCAAGGCGAGCAGATGCACCAACATTACGACGATCGAATACATTGTCAAGATTTGCTTCAAATCCAACAATAACATTCTTGTAAAGTTCAGCATCGAAACCAACAGCAGCTCCATAAGTAACATCAGTTAGGTCAAGCCGGCGAGCTGCGACTGGACCAGTAACATCGTCTACTCCAGCAGTCACTTCAGCACGAACACCCGTAAAAGAATTTGCCATGGCTGGAGTTGCAAGAGCGGTGCTTGCAGTTGCAATTGCAATCATAAAGTTCTTCATATATATTCACCTTTTGTTGTTAATCAGCGATTGATAGGCTCAATCACCAAAGCCTTCATACAACTGGTTGATACTCTCTTCCAGTATTCCTTAAACTTGTTAATTCTTTGGATAGCGATAGTGGTAAACATCATCAATGTTTTCCCATTCAATATCGCTCAAATCAAGTGCACTAATATCTTTAAACACTTTATAGCCAAAATAAGATAAAATTCCTATGATGACTACTCCTGCAGCACCGGAAAATATCTTTGTATTTTTAAGCATTAATATCTCCATGAATAAAGCGAAGTGGAAGGATTTGGTTGTACCTTCAAGACCCAGCCAATTACCTATGTAATCTCGGTCTACAACTCGTTTGCTGGTTGAGCAGGAGGACCACTCCCCGAGTTTTGCCTTACTCCCACTGGCGAGGGAGTTATTCAGCCACACTTCTTACGTAGCCCGTCGGCCACGATATCTAAATGAGTGTAATGGCTACTGAGGTGTCGACTCGCTAGGTCGGTAATTTCGCTCTTTACGTTCCCATCTTCCCCCATATCGCTTGGTCACCACGGGAACTTCCACTACATTCAAACTGGCTCCTCAAGATGGATTCGAACCACCGACCAGCGCATTAACAGTGCGCGGCTCTACCGCTGAGCTATTGAGGAATATGATCTTTATATTCTTAGTCTACATTATATATCAATTAATGTCAACCGTTTTTAATTCAGCACGAATTTCTTTATAGTGGCGAGTAAGAATTTCGCGAACTTGTTGCTTCTCAGTAGGAGTTGCAAACTGAACTTCAAAATATAGATTACCATTCATTGAAGATTCACCAGCAGCATTATCTGCATCTTCAAGAAAATCGCTTATGTGTATTTGTGTTTTGATAGTCATAACAAACTCCTATATTGGTGCCCTTGGCAGGATTCGAGCCTGCAACCATTCGCTTCGAAGGCGAGCGCTCTATCCAGTTGAGCTACAAAGGCGTATATGGTGCGGAATGAGAGGGTCGAACTCCCGGCATCCTTTGAATATGGTAGGTCCTGACGGGCTCGAACCGCCGACATCATCCGTGTAAAGGACGCACTCTACCAACTGAGTTAAGGACCCGTGACCGATATAATCGGTTGTATTTATTACGTTTTGTATTCTTTTTATTGCGACCACACCATGTATGTGTTTGAGTATGGCAGTTTGGACATAAAATTTGCAAGTTATCTAATGAATTATTATCACTATTTCCATCTATATGATCCATTTGTAAGGTGAGAGGTTTATTGTTCCACTCAGAACCTACACCGCATGCTTCACAATATTCTCCGCGTGTTTCAAACAAATACCGTTTCATGTGCTGTTCAGCAAGAACTTCTCCATTTTGTATTTGTTTGAAACGTTCTTTCCATTCATATTCACGTTGACATTTATTACTGCAATATTTGGCATTAAACGTCAAGCTTTGGCAATTTGGGCACAGTGTAGCTTCTTTAGTTTTACGTGAAACAGAATATCTTCCACCTTCGCGATGGACACTTTTATGTCCATTTAGTTTACGATGGTTATCAAATTCTTTGTCGCACACTTCGCACTTGTACATATAAACTCCTTAGCTCAATTACTAAGTTATTTATAATTTTAAGGCGCTCTACCACTGAGCTAATCCCGCGAAACTGGTACCCGTGGAGGGACTCGAACCCCCAACATCCTGGACCTAAACCAGGCGCCTCTTCCAATTGGACTACACGGGCAAGTGACTCCCCACAGTGTGCTTCACTACTTGGTTGGCCGAACCTTTCACATCGAGAGGCAGGGGGAGTTCTATTAATTACTTAGTTACAGCAACTCTAAGAGTGCCAAGGCCAAGAGCACCAAGAAGTGCATATACGTATTCTGGAATAACATAACCTAAAGCTTGAGCAACAGCTAAAGCAATAGTAACTGCAGATACGATATAGGTCTTTTTACCTTCTAAAAATGCCATCATAGAGTTTTCTCCTTATATTAATAAAGTCTTGCAAGACTCGACTATATTTATATAAGGTTGGTGGAGAATAACGGGATCGAACCGTTGACCTTCTGCATGCAAAGCAGACGCTCTCCCAGCTGAGCTAATCCCCCATTTAAATACTTGGTTTATCAACGTTTGCGTTCATAGCTTCCATTGTTTCTAACCGAAGTGTTTCAATTTCAGATGCAGACGGAACGTAATTCTTTTTATAATTATATTCCATCAATTCATCTTGAGACATAGTCGACTTGAGATCAGAAACTATGAATGCAAACCGTAATACTTCATTGCTATTTGGATTATACATTGATACAGACTTAAGTCTGGCTTCAGCAATACGAAGATTATCAAATTTACTCATTGCAGATGAGACTACATTCATAATATACTCCTTTGTTGATAAATTTGGAGCGGGATACGGGAATCGAACCCGTCTAATCAGCTTGGAAGGCTGGAGCATTACCACTATGCTAATCCCGCAGTATTCTGGTGCCCCCACGACGACTCGAACGCCGGACCTACGCATTACAAGTGCGTCGCTCTACCAACTGAGCTATAAGGGCTTACGATATGTTCTATCGCTATTTGTGTTCTTTGCTTTATTAAATGGTCGGGAATGTAGGATTCGAACCTACGACCCCCTGCTCCCAAAGCAGGTGCGCTACCAGACTGCGCTAATCCCCGTTATTATCTATATATAAAGCTGGATGCCCCTCTAGGACTCGAACCTAGGTTGACGGATTCAAAGTCCGCTCTCTTACCACTAGAGGAAGGGGCAATAAACTTGGTGGACCCCGTGGGGCTCGAACCCACGACCTTTTACAGATCGGTTTTACAGACCGATTGCCGAAACTATCGACTTTAAGACCCCTTATTCTATACACCCTATCGGTTAACTCCATTCTAGATCGCGGTAAGGAATCCGATATTCGCCAGCGTTCCCCGTCTGTTAGTCTGGCTAGGTCTCTCCGGCAGTTTCTAGAATACCGGATAATTCTGGTGATCCAGGTGGGGTTTGAACCCACGACCTCGGGTTTAAAAGACCTGTGCTCTACCTACTGAGCTACTGGATCGGTTATTTCTTTTAGAATATAATCTATAAATGTTTTTTTGTCAACTAGTTTTTGATAATCTGACCATTTGATACGAACAATTTTCCAACCTAAATTTTCTAGATATTCGTTTCGTCTTTTATCACTAGTAACAACTCTTCCATCTAAATAATGTTGGTCGCCATCAATTTCTAAATCAATATTACCTATAGCAAAATCCAATTGATAAGGACCAACTTGAAATTGTTCTACATATGAAACATCGTGTGAATCTAGAATTCCTTTCCAATATTCTTCTGGATAAGATCTTCCTTTAGAATAGTGATTTAACTTATATGGTACCATATCAGGATTTTCTCTAAGAAATTTTATTCTGCTTTCGCTAATTTTTTTCTTAGTCTCTTCAGACAGTGGTCCACGTTTTTTGTTAGCATCACTCCACTTTTTTCGTGTTTCTTCTTTTATCTCCGGCTTAGATAGTCCTTCAACTTTTGCTTTAGTATATTGATTTGTACCATTGCCGCGTCTAGCAGCCATAGCAGCATACCATTTTTCGCTCTTAGGTTTACTCATACCAGTCTCCTTACTAGTATTTATAAATTTAGAGCATTCAACTAAAGCCCGTTGCTCTACCTACTGAGCTAGGGGTCCATTTAGTTGAATTGGTGCGGGCGGCGGGACTCGAACCCGCACGGATCTCTCCACAAGATTTTAAGTCTCGCGCGGCTACCATTACACCACGCCCGCGTGATTTAACCTAAGCGGTTTCTTCCTGCTTCAGGCGAGCGTATTCTTTCATAGCCCACTGAAAATCACCCGGTCGCAGAGCGCCCGAGTTTGCGGCCTGAGTGAACAGGCGGTCCAGCATTTCGCTCATCTTTTCCATAACAATCTCCATTCCGTATATTCTTAGTATAGTATATTTTCAATATAATGTCAACTAAAAAAACATACTAGAACAGTAATGCGATAATAATTGCTACCAGCACTGGGCCTACAAGGCCGAGTCGCCGCGGAAAGGTATCCCACACTCTCAAATCAAATCCACCCCACCATGGCATCGATGCTCGAAGCTTATCGAGTGTATATCTTTCAATCCAACGATATTCTGCTTGAGCATGCTCGCGACCTAGGTATAATGAGACTACTGCTAGTCCACCAATCCACCAATTACCAGTTGCAACACCTACTGCTATTTGGATTATTGCTGTTACTAAAATATGAATCATTGTGTTATTCCTTCACTGATCATGTGATTAAGATCTTGATTGATTGCTTGTGTGCCATTGACCATATGAACAGTGAAGAAATTCATGACCCACAAATTCTGGTTCATATTTAACAGTTGGTTTCACCATATGGATGGTGCATACATCAAAGGGAGCTCGTAATTCGCTAAACGCTACTATTTCTGTATCATTAACGCCTTTAGCTTTAGCAGATGCAAGTAATTCTTTTTGTGTATTGTAAGTTACAACATTAACAAGAACCTGTTGTTTTTCATACTGTGGTGTACCAAATTGATAACCATCAGCTCCAGTATTAGGAACTGGTTTGCATGAAGCAACAATAAAAGCAAATAACGTTACTGTAAAAAATTTGTTAAACATAAAGCAGTCCTCCTATATTATTTATAGGATTATACTGACTACCAATTCATGTTTATAGTCCAAGATTTTATAAAAAAGTCTTATGTTTCCTGCTTTATTTATAAAATCTTGGACTCTATGAGGAAGCGGTGGGATTCGAACCCACGGTACCCGCAAAGGTACGACAGTTTTCAAGACTGTATCAATCGACCGCTCTGACACGCTTCCAAAGTTGAGGAGCTAACCGTGGCCCCTCGCGTGCTTATTAGGTAGCAACCCCATAACTGGTGCGTCTGGCAGGTCCTGACCCTGCGACCTCAGAGTTATCAGCACATGTGCTCTGCCAACTGAGCTACAAACGCACATAAAGAGTTTCTAACGATGTCAAAGAGCAAGTTGGCGAGGGTGCCAGAATAGAAAAGTGGCGAAGGTGCAAGGATTCGAACCCTGACTAACGGAGTTGGAAGCCGTCGTGCTACCGTTACACTACACCAACGAACTTTTATTTATACAGTTTAATGTAAATGACGAACTGCGTGATCAGCAGCATGAGTAGCAGCGAATGAAGAAGGCTTAATCTTGGCATCAAGACCAAGAGAACCCTTCACCCAACCGAGCGCTTCCTTCACGGCAATACTCGACTTGTGCTTTGGATTCGGGTTGATGTCTAGATGGATCTCTATATGCCTGTTGCCGACTATTTCAATGATCTCAGTGGCCACTGAGACTGCCATCTGAACTTCCATAAGTAACCTTTGCTTAAGATTACCATAATCTGGCATATCAATAGACTCATGAAACAGCTTGCATCCGTGCTTCGAATCCATATGAACAATTACAACCGTGCTATACTTAGCATACCACTGCTCATTTTTATGAAAGCGAATAGAATCGCATCCAATATAAATTGAAGACTGTTCACTAGATTCTAGAATTGCAGCCTTAGCTTGTTCAATCATTACTGTTACTCGCGTGAAAACAATCGATAGAAAAATGGATCAAATTGTTCAGGTGATGTTTTAACATATTGTTCTAAAGATCGACCATACAGATCAATACCTTCATCGATACATTTTTGTATGTGATTAGTATCTGTAAATTGTGGGGTATTCATTTCTCGATGAGAAGACGCCTGAATCTTCTCGCGAATCTTTTCTACGCTACCCCAGTGCGATAAATGCCATCCGGCTTCTGTAATGGGTGGATATGTGTTGCGCATATCTCTATACTCTTGCGGCTTCTTCTGCCGCATCTCGCGTGCTCGAGTAACAACATTGCCATACCATTGATTCAACGCTATTTGATTTAGATTATAGTAGTGTAAATCTTGAACTAGAGTGACTGCTACAGATCGATCTAATTGATCGATAGCTTTATCAATACCACTAAAACTGGGGATTTCATCTATATCACCCATGATTACATAGTCATTAGGATCTAGAAGTGACATTGCTCGCTGTAAATTGTTACGTTGAAAATGTTCTACACCCCAGTATTTTTGTGCTAACACGGGAGAAGCTACACACGGTAAATAGATAATTCGATCCATGTAATATGCATATCGATCGATATTATCGATAAAATTGTATCTCTTTGGTTGACCACTAAAAGTCATATTACATTCAGAAATAACAAAGTAATTTACTTTTTTAAACAGAAATTCTAGTCTAGATTCTAGAAGATCATATTCATTAAAAAATGTAAAACAGTCTACAATCATACTATGCTTACTTTTTTAAACTTACCACACCAACTATTAGATTTTATACGAGGATAACAATTATTTAAATCTTTAATATAAACAGGAGGATCATATCTGCAGATGCCTATATTAATATCATTATCATAAGCATCTTTATGCAAAAAGGCATAAAAGAAACAGTCCTCACAAGTCATACGGATCTCTCTAAAACTGTAAAGCCATGGCAATGAATATTGTGAGATCTTACTCTCCAATGTTTATTACAGGCAAGAAATTCCATAATGGCTGGTAGAAGTTCTCCACCAAAAGGTTTATCAGTATCATGAAAAGCGAGGAACCGGCGAGCTTTATGCCCGTGTAATCTGAGCTCCTGCGATAACTGTTGATATGTATGATCAGTATCGATAAACAAAAGATCGGTTGGCTCGATGTCAATTGCTAAGGTATCACCTTTAATATATCGATGATCTCTTCCAAGACTTCTTGATTTTTCGAAAAGAGCTTCTACTTGTGGATCGAGCTGTAGATCATAAGCTCGTACGATACAAGCTTCTGTTAACAGTGCTCGAGTAGAAACACCAGTTCTTGTTCCCATTTCTGTCACGTGATCACACACAGAAGCAAGAGCTCTGAGCATGGGTAAATGTATATTAATATCAGATGGAGTTTCAACAGCCCATCTATAGTGAGCTTCTAACTCTTGTTCAGTAACATTCATTTTCATACCTTATTAAGGTGAGTGCGTGACAAAATTGGTAGACGAGGAAGGACTCGAACCTTCACCCAAGCCGTTATGAGCGACCGGCTCCACCTTTGAGCTACTCGTCCGTTAGCTGTATTTACATGAGAAGTTTTGGAAGCTCAATTGCAACACTGTGCGCCATCCATCCAACAACAAACCAGGTAAAAGCCGCTGGCTTTGTTGAATTGTGTTTCTTTACGTCACTAATTCCAAAATAAGCATTTAAAACTAAAAAAAATATAAGACCAAATAGCCAAACCATATTGTCTCCATAAGTTAAATTGGCGCGCCCGGCAGGACTCGAACCTGCTACCTCAAGATTAGAAGTCTCGCGCTCTATCCAGATGAGCTACGGGCGCATTCTGCATTATGCAATACGATTAATACGATGTAGAAGATTAGCTACCTTGGACAATTCATCTGATGTATTAGCTGTTAACGGAGTACGTCGTAACACCTCCGTATATGCATACAAAGCGCGCTTTAAAGTTTTCATATCAGCAGTGGCAAATGCGCCGCCTTTTGCTTCTTTAATCATGTTACACACTTCCTCGATTCAATTAGCCAAGTATTTGCACTGTCCATCCAATCGAGAGCTTCCACAGGAATTAATTCTCCACGACGCTGAGCATTCAGAATTTCGCAGTAAGTAAATTCTACATCCTTAGGATTTTCCATAGTAGGAAACGAGTATACTTCAACTTCCATAGCAACCTCCATATATATTATATATCACTTACTCGTAAAACTCTTGATCAACATTAGCAAAATTATAAAAACAGTTACAGCTGCAATTGGAATCCACAGTGGTGAAAGCACCCACCACCAAGACCATGCGATATATCCAGTGAGCTTCAGTGTAATAAAGATCAAAGTAAGAACTGGGATCCATGGAAATGATATTGCAATACTTGATTTAGACATGAGTTCTCCGGCGATAAACAGAAAAGTGCGTAGCATCAGCCATCAAACAATCCCGATTGGCTTGACTCCGAGTGCGGCGATAAGTACGGCCAGCTTCGATACAAGGCATATCACGTCCGACTGAAGCTGCACGCGAACCACGGAAACGAATTTTAATAGGAATTCCTTCTTCACGATAGGCCGCCAGAACACGTTGGCGAAGTGCAATGGGAACCCAATAGGCAACAGCGTATTGGCCACGAGGAGCGGGGAAGAGCGTTTGAAGAGCCTGGATTTCAGCATTCGACATAATGTTTCCTTTCATTTCGTATATTCTCAGTATAGTGCATTTTGAAAAAAATGTCAACTAAAAATCACGCAGCAAAAAGAAACTTTGCATGTTCTTCTGAAGTCTTATAGAGCTTACCACCCTTTTCGTAGATGAACGGCATCTTGTACTTCTTAGAATCGTAACGAACCAGCTTACAACCGTTCTTTTCCATGACAAGACCGAGAGACTTCACACGAGATTCGAGAATGGCATCGCTGAAAGTCTTAGCACCCTTCACCTTAGCCGAAACCTTGATCTGAACTTCAGAATCAGAGAACTTCATCGAACCAACTTCGAACTGAAGATTCGAATCAACACCGTACTTAGCGAGAACATGTTCCATTTCAGCACGGAGAGCGACAAGGTTCTTACGATCAAACTTTTCAAACTTAGTCATGATATATTTCCTTCAGTTGATATATTCATTATATACAAGATAGAATTAATGTCAACAATTATTTTTCAACGCTAGCAATTTTTTTGCTCTTTGAACTACCCATGGATCAAATGAAATACGTATTCATTGTACGTTTTCCTTCATAAGAGTTTTGATAGATCCATACTTCAGATTGAAGTGCCATTCGAGACGCTCATATCCATACCACTGATACGAATCAAGCTCGCCTTCAGCATCAGCGATGATTTCAACTGCGCGTTCTGCATCACAGTTGCAGAGCTCCATGGTTTCACGAACACGTGATGCGAACTTTTCAAGGTTCGCAGCCTGACGAATTTCTTCTTCAGCCTGTTGCTCATTGAGCTGGCTGATAAGAAGCTTGAAGTCTGCATCAAACTCTTCAACCGACTTAAAGGCGGCGGTGCGCGGACGGATGCCATACACGTCCTTGTACAGGTCCGAATAGACGTCGCCATCGTAGCTGTTGGTGGCTGCATTGATATCAGTAAGACTGAGCATTTTCGGTTCCTCGATTTCGGCCATACGGGCCTGAACAGCAGAAACGTTGATGAAAGGGTCGATGTAATCAATCTTGGTCATGTCAGTTTCCATTCCTTATATTTTTAGTATAGTATATTTTGAAAAAAATGTCAATACGAAATATGCTGCTGAATGCCTTCAATACGAGGCGAAATCTTTTTGGCAGAGAACTGCATGCCATTGATCTCGAAGAAATGTCGGCCGGTGATTGGTCCAGTCTTTTCCCAGCGAAGCTTTAGAGCTTCACCTTCACGATAAGGACTAATGCCAGCGGTCCAAGACCGGCCGGTCTTGAGTTCAAAAGCTCCACCGCAAAGATTAATAATCATGTTGTTTCCTTCATTCCTCATATTCTTAATATATCAAAACTTTCATATAATGTACATAAAAAAATGCACTCGGAGTCAACCAAGTGCATTTTAGTTTTCAATGAAATCAATGGCTTATTTTTTACGACCAATATTGTACTTGGTTACCAATTCCCATTGATCCTTTTCTTTGAACGGAAGGATCTTAATTTGACTCAGTGGAGTCACCGGCGCTTTGATCTTTTCAGGTTCTACAATTGCAATCAAACCCCAGTCTGAAAGTAGTTGAGCGATGGTATTTCTACGCCCTTTATCTTCATCAGAAAAATTAGAAGGTTTTCCGTCTAATACAAATAATTCTTTAAAATGAACAATATAGTATTTGCCTTGCTTATGAAGAATGTGACATGACTGGTATAGTGTACTATGTTTACGTGAAGCTACTCCAATACGTGTCAGTGTTTCACGAACCTTTAGGAAGTCATCTTCTTCGCCGAGTCTTATCTCGACTAAACTATCAATTAAACTCATCTCTGTATCCCACCTTTATCAAGCTTTTTCTTTATTATTTTTATCTGATCAGGTGTGAGGAGCTCGAGTGCAGTCTTGGCTTTCTGTCGGTTATAACCGAAATGTTCCATAATAGCTTCAAGATCTTCATCCTTTTCTTTCTTCGCCCACTTAGAAAACCGTTTGCTGGGTCTTACAATATTTATCAAGAAAGAATATTGAAGCTTATAATCGATATGGTGGTTACAATTCATCATATTTGCAGCATGAATAGTGTCTGCGAAATACGAAAGAGCTTTATTAGTTAGCCATGGGCTATAAGTTTTCTCAGCGAGGTCGTCGTTTTCAGTTCCTTTCATTAAATTCTTTTTTGATGTGTTGATCGATGTAACAAAATCAAATGGGTTCATCGTTCCGCTTTCCAGTCAAAGAGTTTGCTGCTGCGTCTAAGATATCAGCGCAATTTTCACAAATCTCTATAGTCATAATCTGATCAGAATGTTGAAGTCGAACTTCATGAAAAGGAGTCGACTTCAGATATTTTTGATCACACGAAGGGCATTTCTTTTTGTTCCACATTACACAAACGAACAATCAGCCATAATCTCTGTCACACACGCAACAAGATTAATTTCAGGATCGGCAGCAAACGCATTCTGATACTGGTATTTAGCAAGATGAAGAACTAACATTGGAATAGAAGCCGGTGTAATATAGTTCTCAGCCTTATCGTAGAAGGCTCGAAAGAACTCATTAGTATCCATATCAGATTCAGCGATCCATTTACGTACACCGGTGAAGTTCTTATCCTTCATGAAATCGATCAACTTCTTTAACGAGTCATCGCTAAAGTTACGAAGGATACCGGAATCAATAACTCCAGTAGCACTGTAACGTTGAAGTTCGTTGATAACTCGGCGCCAGTCAGGAAAATGTTTCTTGATAACTTCAGCCACAGTAGCTTTATCATAAGTAACTCCTTCATTGTCTAGGATTCCACACACACGCCGCAAAAACTGTTTGACCAGTTCTAATAGTTCAGACTTACGAATCTTGAACTTGATCACTGAACAACGAGAGTGAAGAGGTTCGATGATACGATCAACAAAGTTACAAGTCAGAATGAAACCACAATTGGCACTAAACTCTTCCATAAAATTGCGAAGAGCTGGTTGAGTTGACTGAGCATTCAGATAGTCGGCCTCATCGAGGATAACCATTTTACGGCCGCCGGATAGAGAAACCGAACTAGCAAAACGAGAAATATCATTACGTAGAGTATCGATATTACCATTTAACGAACCATTAATTACAATATAATCACAACCAAGTTCTTCACACATGGCTTTGGCGACAGTTGTCTTACCAACACCTGCCGTACCAGAGAGAATGAGATTTGGAATGTTCTTTTGATCAACGAACTGTTGAAATACTTTCTTCAGATCTTCTGGAAGAATAGTGTCTGCTACAGTTTTTGGACGATACTTCTCGACCCACACGAATTCTTCAAGCATAATATCTCCATCATATAAAATGTTTATAATGCGGCTAGGCCACTTTATAAACTATCAACCCTGGTAAGTCGAACTCGACTCAACAGCAATCCAGTATTCAACATTTGTGCCTGTGAAGTGACTGAGACCCTTCGCAGAGATCTGAACATTATAATTTCCAGGGATGAGCTTGATATTGTCTGCTCGGAAGACCATACGGAAGTTTGCCGAAGTGGAACCAACCTCAACACTATAAGCATCATGAGTCTTACCCTCAGCATCAATTGCCTGCAGGTAGATTGTAGTACCATCACCGGTCACAGCAATATGAGGAAGCTGAGAAACGCTCAGTGCCTTCATTACCTGATTGAGTGCTTCCTGAGTCAGAACAAATTCGATCTCAGGATCTGGAAGAGCAATATCTCTATCGGGTGCAACCATAATGAGTGATGCATCAGACAAAGCGTACTTGAACTTATTGTTACCTTCCTTAATTTCAACCACCGAATCCTGGATATCCAACTCAGCTTCATTAAACAGAGTTAGAGTACCAAGGAATCGAGACAGATCATAAATGCCAAAGCTCTTGGGAATTTCTTGCTTGATGGTGGACTTGGCCATCACCGACTTAGTATCCGAGATAGTTCGAATAACATTCCCAGTCTTGAACATGATGTTCTTGTTAATTGACGAGAAATTCTTGAGCACCTGTAGTGTGTTAGCATCAAACTTCATAATATTCTCCATAATGTTTGGTATTATCAATATACTTCAATTACTTATTAATGTCAATCACTTCTTTTTGAGTTGCGAAACATCTGCAGTTGCAGCTGCTCCAATTTGAGCTAGATCAACCAACGATCCACCAAATACATACATACCCACATGCTGCAACTGCATCCATGGGCAGAACCAAACTTTCATACCAGCCTTACGTGTCCACTGGCAGAACATATAATCTTCTGAGAGATAGCGCTTACTATCCGGACAGATAGGAGTATCGAAGAACGCCATGATCTCACGAGTGCCATCAAAGTGCTCTGTACGAACATGATCTGGCTTGTACATCTGCTGAGGATAAGCTTCCTGGAATTTTTCAAACGTATTACGACGAATCATCATGAATCCAGTACCAGCTTCTAGAACCTCTACTGGTTCTGAAAGTGGAATTTCACTTCGATCGCCAGCAGGATTAAAGACATAATCGCCAACATACTTTTCAAGATTATTAGGATCTTCGTCTGCAAATCCCTTGTCAACAGCAAGCTTAATCTTTTCCCAGCTGATGCACTTCTTTGGATAGGGACCGGCGATAATATCATAATCATCGTCTTCTGGATTTTCTGACTGAAGAGCAAGAAGAGCAATTACATCATTAGCATTAAAACCAATATCTGAATCGATAAACATCATGTGAGTATCACCAGAACGCATAAACTCATCTGCACAATAGTTACGAGCGCGAGTAATTAACGATTCATTAAACAGAAAATAGAATCGAATCTGAATGCCATAATGAGTACAGAGAGCTGAGAGGTCTGCGATTGATCGAGTAAACATACCCGCACACTGCCCACCATACATTGGAGCAGCTAGAAAGAGCTTGCGTTCACGAAGCTTTTCAATTGGAACATTGATTTCAATACCCATACTTAATCCTTATTTTCAGTGTCGTGTACGTGGAGTTGCATAATTGCATAGTGGATAACCTTGAGAAGGTCTTTGCGCCATTCGGCTGGATCGCCTTTGCGACCATATCGTTGCGTGTACTTCATCATATTCCCAATATTGAAACCAGTCCCATGACCGGCGTCAATGATGAATTCTGTTGCTTGGAATTTATTGCGGGAATAATGCTGATTGTAAGTAGCATCAATATAAGACTGAATCTCGTCGAGGAGATTGCCTTCATTATATTTATAATCGATCGCACCGACTTCAGTTGGTTTCATAAAATAATCTTCTTCAATATTCTTTATCCATGTTTTGACTGCACTCATACTAAAAACGCCTCCAATGATGCTTTCTCTTCATATGTACTGGTTTGTGAATGATTATATTGAATAATGTAATCAGTATCAAGCATTCTTCTCTCACCATTTAAATATGCTACAACTTCAGTTGCCATGTCAGTCGCAGTCTGAACTGGAACATTTTGGCAAATCATATTCGCATTACGTGGGCTTGCATCAACTAATTCAAAGTCTTGTGGAAGTCCCATAATTGTCATTGCTTCGCGATAATTAATATACCGATCATGTACAGGATGTGCAAGCATAACAGGATAATGACCCACAAAGGCGCCGATATAATCACGGGGAACAATTGTATTCCTACGCATAATAGAACCACCAGCAGCGAGCTTAGCGTCACGGTATTCGCATTTAGTAACTTCTTTTTCATACCCGTGAGCGCTCATCCACTTTGCTACTTCAACATAATTAGTTTTAGTTTCAATATAAGCTAATACGTCAGCATTACGAGCAGATTCTGATGGGATCTGAGAAGCAAACTGAGCATGAGTGATTCCACCCTCAAGTTCTTCTAGAATGTAGCGATAGTATGGATCATCCTGTGATGGAATCTTCTTGTTAATAGAATCTGTCTGGAAGTTAGAGTTAATGTTAGTCAGTAACTGCTCAATAGGAGTATATGGTCTACTGTAGTAATTCAACATTGGCACCTTATCATCTTTCCAGAAGAAGTAGAACGAACGTTCACGAACTTGAGGAAGACCGTGCAATAGAGACTTTGTGCGATACACCGACATAGTATATCCATTTTCTTTGCCAATTCGCTTTAGATTGTTACGTACTGTATCACCAACCTTGCCGGCAAATCCTGGAGCATTCTCGCCCCAAAGAACTCGTGGCTTCATGTTTTCAAGTACGTACTGAGTACTTTCAGACAACCATTTGTTGTTGGGATTGTGGTCTCCATATCCATGACTAAGCATTGAAAGACCGGCACACGGACACACACTATGCACAACATCTACTGCATAGGGATGAACTCCACCCTGATCTAGAAGAATGTATGGAATATTTGAATCATACTTAGTCTTATAATGATTTAGAATATGCTTGTCGTTTGCTTGAAAAGGAGAATAGGACAAGAAATATTCTGGAGCTCTGCCATGAGCAGCATGAGCACCTAGAGTCTCGCCTCCGATAAGTGGTACAATACTAGCATGAGTAAATTCACTTTGCATCTAGGATCCTTTGAATTTCATTTCGTTGTACGTTCTTATCTAAAGGATGATTGTCATAGAGACACTCGTACATGCGATGACCAAGTTGAGCCAGTTCTTCTGTGCTCATGTTTTCAATTTTTTGAATTGTATTTCCGACAAAGGCATCGCCATAGATGGCACCCTCTTTGTCTGAACAGAGTAAGATAGACTTACAGTCAACAACCTGTTGTACCCTCGAGCGCCACCAGCCAGACCCAGCGTGGTAGTATTCGGGCATCAAACATCCCCAGTTCCTATTATATATACGGCACATTTCTGATTCAATTACACGTTCACCCTTGTACTCACCTCGCTTAGCGCCGAAACTAAGAATTGGCCAAGAAGGATTTTGAAGCTTTAGCCACTTTTGAGTCTTACCCTGAATAAGAGATGAGAAGATCCACTGCTGCTGCTTATCATTAGCATCAACAATATCATCGCCTAGAAAAGCAGCAAGACCTGAAATCTCCTCGCCATAATTATTAAATGGTGAGCGATTTAGATTGTACGGGTTGGGATTGTAAGTGAAGACTGGGCCCTGCCATTCCAGACCAAAAAGTGCAGGATCACCACCAGCAAAAGAGCAAACTAGAAGACGATTCTTCTTAGAGTTGATGATCTTACAAGACTCAATATAGTGTGACCGGTTATTCTTTAGAAGTTCTACTGGCTCGTCACCAGCATACAGATCGACAAGATAAGGCCGGAATGCAGCATTGCCATCTCCTTCTTCAAGATTCTTTTGATATCCACTAAAGCTTGCAAACACCTGATTGATTTGCCAATCATCAAAAGCTAGAATACAATCTGGCCGTGCTGCTACAGCCCAAAGACCAGAATAAAGACGTTGACAAAAAGACTGAATAGAATGCAGATAAACAATCACCTCATCATAACTCGAAAGATCTTCACCCTGCTGAACAGGACGTTGTTCGACCTGCCAACCCATATCTTCCAAACAACGAATGAGTGAATATTGTGAGTTCAGGATCTTTAGTTGCTTACGCTGAAAATAGTCTCGTTCATTCTGCTCAGCATTAAAACCAGTAATCAAAATCTTTTTCATTACTTCACCATATTAAAATGTCTAGAATACACATGAAGGCTACCAACACTCCAGACGATCTTAGTCTTAGTAATACCAAGAGCCGACCCGAGTAATTTAACCACATGATCTTGCCAAGCATAATCATTACGATAGCCAAAGACAACATCATTACTGCGCATCTGAACAACTGCAATCAGTACACCATCACGAATCATATACTGAACAGTATTGGTGCACATGAAGTCTGAACGACCATTGTGATTATAGTCCAGCCACATATTTGGCCGAGTATAGATCATAACAGCTCGACGACTATTCGGATTTGCCGATAATTCTTGATACACACGATAGTACTGATTATAGTTATCTTCGTGCCAAATAGCCCAGCCATAATTGGAATTGATCTTGCCGTCAGTGCAAGCAACCGAAGTCCAGATCTCAGGTGGATTTGCTTCTTGCTTTCCACCGGGAATGTCCTTAACATACAAAGACTTCGATTTGTACCAATCGAGCTCACGCTGGATGTAGTCTTCATTCGGCTTACCAAAGATGGCTGGTTCATTTGCTTCAAACGTAGCACCAATCATCTCGATAGTCTTAACGCCAGTCTTGTCAATTACAAACCGTTCAGCAGCGAGTTCATTGACAAAGTACTGGCGAATATCTTCAACTTGCATCATTATTAAGAACTCCAAGGTTAGTTGACTTGACCATGTTTACGTCAGCAACTCCTCCCTTGTTACCACTATCAATTCGAACAGGACGATTCACGAGATCTCGTCTTGAATCCTGACCTTCCATCTTTCCACGGCTGTATGAGACAAAGAAGGATAGATAGTTGATGGCATCCTTCGCCGAGTCTTCGAGCGATTCAAAGTTGGCTGTCTCGCCTGCTTCCATTGCTTCCATGACAGAATAAATTCGAGTAATTTTCTGATGGACCATATCAAGAATCGTAGCACAACCACGAGGATAATGGTCAGCCTGCCGAATACGCGACTTTTCATTTTGATAATCTTTCGACTTTCGTTGCTGCAGTTCACCACATTCTTGTAGGACTCTAAGAGATTCACGCATAATTTTCACTTTCTAAATTTAGAAATTTGACGGGACATGGTATGTAGTTGTTCAGACAATTGTTGATTTTCTACTATATCAACAATCTCACAATTTGTCAATAGATAAGATCGTACTGGTGTTCCATCATTTCTTTTTTCCATCACATACGAGTTGACATGATTTGGACACTGGTATACTTTAACAGGATCTGAAGCTTCATGAGGAACCTGAACAAAATATAATTCATCAGTAGAATCGATCTTGTTCCATAGCGTCTTACTGTAATTTTCTCCGATCCAAAAACTTTGAGTCTTTCTATTTAGCTGAAAAGTTTTTACCTGAACAGTCTTATCAAAAAACAAAATATCATGCGGATGATACTTATCAAATTCACGAGTTAAAATAGCAGCTGGACCTAGATGCTCTGCGACCAGGTCTTCACCAATACAACCAATAGTTTCACGCGCGTTCATATACTTTTTCTCCATATTTCATAATCTGAGCTTTGCCAATTTGCGCGGAAAGCCGAGGATCTTTTAGTTGCACCTTGCCTTCAGTAATTTTTTTCCATTTACGATAAAGTTTTGGTTCCAGCAAGTGAAGTACGTCATTACAATTTAATTTCCAAATTTCTACAATTTTACCACTTTCATATCGAGAACAATAATGATTTTTGTATTTACAAATTTTATCATTTATTAGATATTGCATTTGTTTTTCCCACTTGGGAAAAACAGAAATGCCGCCGTATGAAGCTTTTAAAGTAGAAGTGGTGGAAGACTTATATTCACACCCTGCAGGCTCTTCATCAATACCATCAGCCCCAGTCAATGTTGGGGAAATTTTATGGCCAAGGATCCCAGCCATATGGATTTCACGAAGACGACCACCGGCCGTAGGATCACCAAGGCCGTTCTCGATGCAAATATTAAAAATGCATTCAATATGATGTGCCATTTGTTGTTCAGGAGTCATAACCAATTCCCTTGTTACTATTTCAGTATACAAAGGTTTGCAAAAAATGTCAACAAATTAATTTAGCTTAAAATGTTGGTGATTCTATCATTGATACTATTGGAGTGTCTTGTGGTAAATCTGCTACTGTTCCTACAAATGTAACTTGTGAATTTAGAAGCAGTTTACCATTCTTTACTAACACTACCACATCGTTGTTTATAACCGGAGGCGGTGGCGGTGGAGGGGGAGGCGGTGGTGGTGGAGGCGGTGGTGGAGGCGGAGGTGGGGGAGGAGGTGGGGGAGGAGGTGGGGGAGGAGGTGGAGGCATAACCTCGTCGCCTATAGTTACACCATATAAATCTGCGTCCGGAAGCAGTGTTGGTACCGAAGGGAATAGAATATCGTTAGTCGAATACGGATCAAGTCCAAATAATCTACACACAACTGCTAAAGTAACCGATCTCATATCCTTAGTAGGCATAAGATCTCGGCCTTGATACAGTTTCTCTTTAGCGAGACCTGGCCATTTAGTAATTACTGGAGCAAGGTTCCATTCTTTAAGAGCTCCACCAGCCAAAATAACTACGTTGCCTACTCCATGATCTGTTCCGGCATTTGCGTTTGGATAGAAGCCTCTACCAAATTCGGAAGCACCAAAGAATATAACATCGTTCCAGCGCTCTCCCATTGCAGCTTTTAGATTTCCTATAAATTCGTCTACCGCATCAATTGCTCCACCCAAAGGCCAAGATTGACTTGTGTGTGTATCAAATCCACCAAATTCTGTATAAAATACGTTATAGCCTAATGCGCTCAGTTCAGCTATTCTGGCTGGCGAAGTTAGTGTTGGTGTCATATCACCCTGTAGAACCATCTGATCAAAAGCACTCATGAGTGGTGTGTCAGATTTCCACATTTCTTGTAATCTTGTTTGTTGCACAGCAGTAAGTTTAGTTACTCTTTCGCCAAAGGTAGATATTGAATTATCACCTAAAACACCAAGAGTACCAAAAGTAGAAGTAGTGCCAGGTACTACAGAAGCGCCCTTGGCAACATAGCCATGATTGTTAATAGCCGTCATTAATCTATTAACCCAGCCAGTCTTTAATTGCATTGGTGTGTCACCACCAGATTGCAATACTCGCTGGCCATCAAAGTGTGATCTATCAGCATAAGTAGTACCAACGGCATGAACAAAAGAAGCTTCTTTTAATCCTACCATATTATGTAGCACATTACATTTACCGTGTAGTGCAAAGAACCCGTCTAAGTCCATTTCTCCCGCGAAGGGAAACTTACTACGGTATACATTGAATTCTGGGTCGCCTCTAGGGATAACTACATCGAGTCCATCCATTGCACCTAGTAGTGGAGCGAATATAAAAATTGGCTGCTTCATTAAATTAGTCTCCTTATCGCCATGTCATTTCGGGGGAAACGAAGAAGGACGATAATGCATCATTCGTAGTTGATATACTACGAACAATAGTTTCTGTTGCCGCTCCAACATCAGCCACGTCCAATGGCATAGTGGTTCCTACTAAAGTTAAGAAATTTTTCCAAATATACATAAACTTGTTTAATCTCCAGAACATTTCTTCTGAAGTTACAAAAGACTTAATATCCGGATATCCAGCTGGAGATCCTGGTCTCCATACACCAGTGCGATCTAGAGCAAATCCATTAGAACCAAAAGCTATAGGTTCTAGATTAGTAATTCCAGCTCCAGCTAAATATCTACTTACTGCTACTGACCAATCCCATTTATCTCTAAATTTCTTAGATTGGTTAATATCTGTATTAATTAAGTTATCAAAGAATATGTTGACCAACTTCTTGTAGATAGCTGGTAACCATCCTCCAGTGAATTTCCATTCGTCTTTTAGCTGATCAATAATCCATCTAGGAGGATCGTCGCTAATAAAGTGTCTTGCTAATTTGTAGCAAATGAACTCTGCACAAGAATCTGTAATACACAGATCTTTTACAATCGATTCTGCTTGCTCATATCCACCGGCAGGATAAACTTTACCCAATACTACTCTTTCGCCTGGCTCGTGCATTCTTTCATCGAATACAAACTTACCCAGTCTTATACCAGCAATTGGAGCGAGTTCTGATACCCAACCATTTCTAGTATAGCCTGTGAGAGCCTTGCTTAACTCTATAACATCATCTTGTGTATAGCCACCATTAACACCGATGGTGTATAACTCGAGTAATTCTCTACCAAGATTTTCATTCATTCCTTTACGGCCCCGACCCATCGGGCTATTCATTCCATATGAGTTCCAGTGCGTCAAATAGTCAAGCATAGCAGGACTCTGACAAGCAGCTGAAATTACTAGATCATGGAAATATCCCATCATCTTGGGACGAATGTGATAGAACTCATGGGCTACCATATGTCCGCCTGCTTCGCAAGCGAAATGATTAGACCAAAAATGCATTAATCTTTCTGGAAATGGGTGATTAGTGCTTACAGCAACTTCATACCGTTTCTTTATACCGGCGGGCTGTGTAACAGTCATGCTGTAGTTCCACCACTCATTACTCCTCCACGCTGGTACTTCCACAGACATTTGCCCTGTGGGTACTGATCTTCTACGAATTTCCGCGTGATAAGCTGATAAATCGTCTGGTGTTTGTGCTAAAGCATATTGCTGTGATGAAGCATCAAATGTAGCTAACTGATCTAGTAAATGTTTTTTAGCATCTACAATAGAAGAAGCTTCACCGGGTTTAGCTCCTAATCCGAATCTATTTAGTGCATAAAAAATAGGTTTACTCATGTATCATTTTCCTTAAAAGACCATGATTGCCACTATGATCAGGAGCAATCCACCATTCAGGTTTTACAAGATCTGGAAGACCGAGTGGATTCGGTCGACTTTCTTTAATGCCTACCTGCTTCTGCATATTAGCAGAGTGTACTTCATTCCAAGCTAACTTGGCATTTACATCAAATGCGTCGAGTGTGCCAATGGCAACCACACACAAATCAATCAGTGCGTCGACAATCTCTTCAGGATTATTTATATTATCCTTTAACTCATTTAGTTCTTCTTCAAGGAATTTCACACGAAATTCAAGAAACTGCTTGAGCTTTTCAGCATCAAACGTCCGGACTTTTTCATTCACACCATACTTGGTGTGCATATCTTCAATATCATTAACCCAAACAATACTCATGATTTTAATGCCTCTAAAATTTGTTCTGCTTCTGGTGTAAGACTCTTAATTCGTAGGCCGCCTGCCGTAACAGGAGTACCCTTATTTAGCTTTGATTGAAGCTTCCTTGCTTGTTCAAGATGATAGCGATTCGCTCGCTTGATATGAACAATTCCTTCAAGGTGATCAAACTCGTGTTGAAAAACTCGTGCTGACATTCCATCAAAGACACGAGTCTCAGTCTGGCCATCTGGATTTGTATAACGAACTTTCACTTTCTTTGGACGCTTGACCTTTATCCAAAGATTAGGATAACTCAAGCATCCTTCTTCTAAATATACCATTTCACTAGAAATGTCAACAACTCTTGGGTTGAATACACCAATAATATTTTGAGCTCTCATGACAAAAGCTCGATAAGGAAGACCTACCTGTGGAGCAGCAAGACCAAGGCCATCATGATCTCTCATCGTTTCAGCCAAGTCATTGTATAACTCGACCGGATTCATTGGAGGATTTGTAAAATCGAAGTTTGTAGTCTTCTGCTTCAAAATTAGATCATTACAATCTACAAGTTCACGAATCATAGCCGTATTCTTTCATTAGTGTTTGCATGTCCATACCAAGCAGTTCTTTTAGCTTAGTAGTATTGTGTTGAATGACTTTAACCATCAAGTCTCCGGCAGTCTTCTTGGTAATCTTACCATCAATCATTGCAGTAATGATCATGGCTTCCTGCTCTACAAAGATAGGATGCTTAATAAACTTATTAATATATTTTACAAATTCAATATTTGTCATGCGGCCATTCGCGAAAAGTTCTTATGCTTTTCAAACTTAATAATGCTATGGAACTTATCATAGAGCTGGTCGCCCTTGTGTGAGATCACAAAAGTATTTGTGTCTTGTGTTAGACCGTCCAAGATCTTCATGAATTCTTCTGTACCACCGACATCAAGCGACGAGTCGAAGACTTCATCCATGATGAGAAGGTTGGTCGAAGCAGAATTGCGGAGCTTAGCAATAGCCCGCCAGGTAAACATAAGGCTAAGATCAATGCGCATTTTTTCTCCCTCGGAGAAAGAGGCATAGCTGAAATCGTCTCTGTAACGCGATTTAATAGTTTCATT